GTCCCCGTAGCTCAATCGGATAGAGCGTTCCCCTCCTAAGGGAAAGGCTGGAGGTTCAATTCCTCTCGGGGGCACTTCCGTTTATTCCGCAGGACTCCGTTTCGCTCCGTAACCGGGCGAAATTTAACGGATTAATCGCCCTCCCCTTTCCGTAGCATTCCGCGCCATTCCGCCGCAATCCGCGCCCGTTTGTGGGCTATACTGTGGGCTGTATTTGTAACCCGCCCTACAGCCCACACCATGCTTACCGACGCCAAAATCAAGAAGTTACGCCCCAGAGATACCCGCTACCGTGAACAGGATGTTGACGGCTTGAGCCTATCGGTTTGGCCGTCCGGGGCGATGTCATGGATTTTCCGTTATCAGGTGGCGGGCAAGCGGCGCGATATGACACTCGGCAAGTATCCGGCTTTGTCGCTGCGCGAGGCGCGGGCGAAGGTGGCGGAGCTGCGTTTGTCGTTGGACAGGGGCGAGAATATTCAGCTCACGCAGGCCGGGGATATGCTTTTTGGCGAAGCCGCGGAGCGGCTATTGCAGGAAAAGAAACGAAAATGTACCGATAAAACTTATAAAAATGCGCGCTCAAGGATGGAGCATTTTATTTTGCCGAAGTTTGGGCATCGTTCGATTCACGATATTAAGGCGGCGGAGATTCGCGCTTTGATTGATGGCCTGGAGAGTTTGGGCAAACAGGAAACAGCATTCCGCGTCAGGGCGTTATTCAATCAGGTGTTTAATTTGGCGCTTGACAGGGAATTGACTGAGAATAATCCGATGGGGCGCGTTCGGGTGGGGAAACCAGAATCTAAGCATTATCCTCACATTACTAATAGGGTTCTGCTCGGGAAGCTGCTGCGCGATATTGATGGTTTGCGCGGCGAAATTCAGACGGTTTTTATTTTGCGTCTGTTGCCTCATGTTTTTTTGCGCTCTTTTGAGATTCGTCATTTGCGCTATGAGTATTTGGATTTTGAGGCGGCGTTAATGCGCATCCCTGCTGAAATTATGAAGATGAAACGCCCGCACGTGGTGCCGATGTCGCAGCAGGTAATCAGGCTGTTTGACGATTACGCGGTGTTTATGCCGCAGGAAGGCTATGTCTTCCCCTCGATTTCCAAAAAGAAAGGGGCGAGCCCCGTGTTGAGCAGCAGCACCATGCGCAAGGCGCTTGCCCGCATAGGCTACAGCAATGAGGTGCTCGTGCCGCACGGCTTCCGCAGTACGGCATCAACGCTGTTAAATGAGATGGGGTTTTCTCCGGTGTATGTTGACAGGCAATTGGCGCACGAAAAGAAAAATGATACGTCTGCCGCCTATAATCACGCTGATTATTTGCAACAGCGCCGCGAGATGATGCAAGCGTGGTCTGATTTTCTTGACGAATGCAAATCAGGCACATAGCGCCCTCACTTTTGCGACGCACGTCATGATTTCAGCAAGGCTGCTTTCTGCCATTTCCGGCATCGGTTCGTCAAGTCCCCAATATTGGATGGCATATCCCTGCACGATGTAATCCGGCCAGCGGGTTGAAACGCCCACCCGTTTCCCTGCCGGGAATTCTTTGTCGGCCACCATCTGATAGAATTTTGTTTTTTCAAAGCCTACTATTTGCATGGCTTCTCTGGCGTTAATCATGCGCATTATTTCTCTCCCAATAATGCCTTTGCGTGCTTCATGGCATTTTCGCGTGTACGGTGTACCAGCCCTTTTTCCAGCAGGGCGATGTCATGTTTACACCCGCACCATATTCCAGATAATGTGTGCGCGTCGTCGCCGCTAATCGCTGGATAGTAGTAGGGAAAATGTTCCGGCGGTGCAGTTCTTTCCGGCGCGGGATAATGGATGATGCGGCGGATGATTTTGTGCTGTCTCATGGTTTTTCTCCTTTTTGCCCGTGCAAGAGGCAACCGCTGCTTATCCAGTAGCCGTGATTCTCGCCGTCGCCCATGATTCCCCTGCCGTGGGCGTTATCCAGCACGGGGCAGGTGCAGCCTTTTTCTGGATGCCCATCAGTCTTCTCCTATCGGGTAATGGCGCAGAGTTTTGATGGCGTCGTCTTCGTCTATCGGGTCAAATTCACCCACGAAAAAAGGAATCTCTATTCCGGTGTCGTCTGCGTATTCCCAAAAACCGTGCTGCTCATCGGGTTTGTTCTGCCACGCCGCCACTTGTCCGGTATCGTCTGTCGCCACCCATTCATGGTCTGCGGGAATGCTGATGGTTTCGCCGAAGTATTCGACTTCGCGCATTTCGCGCGGGCGGTAGTTTTTGAGTTTCATGGTTGTACCTCATTTATGTATATGGAATTCAGAACGGGATATCATCGTCAAAGGTTTGCGGGGAGGGGTTCGGCGGTGGGTTGCCGTCCTGCGGGTGCCGGGGCGGCTGCGGGCGCTGTTGTTGCTGGTAGCCCTGCGAACTGTGGTCATCATGACCACGGTTGCCGTCGCCCCTGCTGTCGAGCAGCTGCACGCTGTCGGCAATGATTTCGGTGATGTATTTGTCCACGCCGTTGCTATCCGTCCATTTGCGCGTTTGCAGCTTGCCCTCTACGTAGAGTTTTGAACCCTTGCGCGTGTACTGGCCGATGATTTCGGCGGTGCGGCGGTAGGCGATTACGCGGTGCCATTCGGTTTTTTCGCGTTTTTCGCCGGTGTTTTTGTCGTTCCAGGTCTCACTGGTGGCGATGGAGAGGTTCGCGACCGGTTCGCCGTTGGGCATGTAGCGCATGTCCGGGTCGTTGCCGAGGTTGCCGAGGATGATGACTTTGTTTACGCCTGCCATTTATTCCTTCTCCTTGTTTAGTTCGGCGATGAGGGCGTCAGCAATGCGTAATGCACATTCTGCAATCAGCCTTGCTTCCATATCCCACCCAATAAAGGTCAGGTTTCTGGTTCGTTTTTCGGCGGCGGTCAGCGCCATCGACGCGAAGTATTCCCGCATGGTCATTCCTGGTTCCCATGTTTGATTCCAGCATCCGTTTGGGTCGGTGCCTTGTTCGGTCGGGAATGCGCTTTGTTCTGCTTTGGTCATTTACTGCTCCAGTTCTTTCATTTCTGCTTCCAGTCGCGCGACAAAGGCGCGCAGGTGTTTTTCCAGCGCGGAGATGATTTTTTCGTCGCGCTGGACGTTCAGTATCCACGTGGTCTGCGGGGTGTAGTCGGGGTGGTAGCTGACAAAGTCCCAACTGTCGTAACCCGTTACCAGCAGCCCGCCTTGTACTTGCAGCAGGTATTCCCGTGGCATGACGCCTTCGAGGATGTAGCGGATGTGGGTTGCGAGTTTCGGGCATTTGATTTCCAGCCCTCGGCGCAGTTCCGGCATGAGGCCGTCGGGGGAGGCCATGATGCTGCGGCTTTCGTCGAGGTACACGCCGCCGATCTGGGTAACGCTGTTGCCGGTGGCAAACTCGTAGGCCAGACGCGCCTGTGGTTCGAGTTCGCTGCCGCGTGTCATGTCGGCGCTGGTGTAGCTGTCGGCAGGCTGCCCGGTGATTCGTTCGGCGATGAGTTCGGCGAGGTAGGCGGTGGCCTGTTCGCTCGCCGCCCCGCTGTTGGTCATGATGCGTTTGTACTGGCTGGCGGTCGGGATGCCGAGGCGCGCTTGGCGCCAGGCATCGCTTCCTTGTTCGCAGTCGAGGGTGATGAGGTTCATAGCGGGATGTCCTCGCCGGGTTCGGGGATTTCCACCGCCGGTGCTGCGGGCTCAGCCGGGGCGGAGGGTTCGGCGGCCGGGGCGTGTTTACGCAGCGTGGCGATGAGTTCGTTCGCCTTCTTCGCCGCCATGTCTTCCATACGGGCGGCGCCAACAAAGGCCAGCATCTTCCCTTCTTCTTTCCCGGTACGTGCCAGCAGGTCGCGCAGTTCGGCGATTTGTTCGTCGCTGGCGAGTATTTCAGCGACTGCTGCGCGCGGGGGTTCGGCGGTGCGCTCGGCTTCGTCCGGGTCGGCGATGCCGGAAAATCCGAAGGCGTAGCGTGCCGCCTGGATGGTCGCTTTGTGGCGCAGCATCCGGTTTGGCCATTGGCGCCACGGGTCGGTGTTGCGTTTGCACTCGTCCATGTACTCGGTCATTTCCACCGGGTGCGTCCGGTCTTTGCGATAGATGCGGCAGGTGACGGCGCGCAGGTCGCCGCTGCCGTCGAGAGTGTCGCGAAACTCCATGCCGTCAAAATCCGGGTGGCTGTTGATGATTTTCAGCCAGCCGTCAATGCTGACGATGGGTTGCACGCCGCCGCCCTTCGCCGGGAAGGCGTAGATTTCTTTGGTGATCGGATTGAGCCGGTATTCTTTCGCCACCATGAGGAAGGCGGTGATTTGTTCGGGGCGCACGTTCGGCGAGGGCATGATGGTGCTGGCAAGGACGTTGCTGAAGGCGTCGATGTCGCTTGTGCCTGCAATGGTGGCGACGGCGCTCAATACGTCATGGGGTACGGGCAGGTTCATGGTTTAGGCTCCTCGGTTCAGTCTGATTTCAGCGCGCAGGCTATTCTTCAGGTTGTTGGCAATCGCCTTGGCGTTGGTGAGGGTGGTGTTCATCTTCACGGTGATGATGTACTCCAGCACCGGTTCGTCATGCGCCACCTCTGGCGTCGGTTGGGGTTCTGTTGTCGCTGCGGTTCCCGCCTTCGCCCGTTCTTCTGCTGCTATTTTTTCGCGTAGTTCCGCCTCTGCTTTGGCGGCGGCTTCTGCCTCAATGCGGGCTTTTTCGGCCGCCTGCCGTTCGTCTTCGGCGACAATGCGCGCGGCGATGGCGTCTTCAAAACCGCTATCCAGTGCCAGCAGGTCGTCGAGGTCGGCAAACAGGTGCAGACGGTCGGCGGGGATTTGCGCGTAGCGTGCTTTCATGTACGCCTCGGTTTTGCCAATCAGCGCCGTCAAGTTTGCCAGCACTTCGTTGGTGGATTTCTCCAGCCCAGCTAGGCTTTTTTTGCCCTTTGCCGCCTCGGTGAGTACGTCGTGCAGTTCGTCGATGCGCAGCACTTTGCGCATCGCCGGTTGTAGGCGGATATCGCATCCGGCAAGCGCTTTGTGGATGCCGTCACTGGTGCGGCTGATGATTTCTTCTTTGACCTTCGCCTTCTGCGCCTTGACCTGTTTGTCGAGGGCGAGGCGGGTTTGTGCCAGCAGGTTGATGATTTCGTCGGTGGTGTCGAGTAGTTTGCGCACGTCTTGCGCCTCGGAAAGCGCAGCGTCGCGCGCTTCCTTGATGGCGTCCTCGGCGTTTTTGAAGTCTTTGACTTGTTGTTCTGCGGTGGCAAAATCTTCGTCGGTTTTCAGGTCGGTATTGACCTTCGCGATTTCTGCACGGACGCTTGCGGCCACGTCGTCAATGTTGCTGGCGACGATGGCGGATTGAATTTTCAGGATGATTTCGGTGTTCATGCTTTCTTCCTTCTTTCTGCGACGTGTTTGTTAATCCAGGCTTCCAGTTCGCTTGTGGTGACGGCGCTGAGCGGCACTTTCGGCATTCTGCTTTTCCCGTCATGCTGTATCAGCCCGGCAATCAGGCCGCGTTCCGGGTCTTCGGCGATGACAGCCTTCAGGATTGTTTTTACGTTGTCCCCTACCGTGACCCAAGCGTCGTATGCCGACAAGGTGCAGCCCACCAGGGATGGTTCGTACACCTCCCGCAGCTTGCTTTCAATGCGACGGGCGGCTTTCGCGTGTTCGGTTTCAAAGAGGTTCATGCTGCTTTCCTTTTATCGAGGTATTGCCGGACGATGGCGCCCAACTCTCCAATGCTTCCGCCTTCAAGCAGCCTGTCCTGAAGCACGGGGTCGCCGTCTGCTTTGCGGTAGGTGCGTGCGTAGCAATGAAGCACGCCGTTATCCCGTTGGTAGATTTCGATGATTATGGATGCGTTCCCGCGACTGGCTGATATGCAAGAGAAGCCTTTCATGTAGCTGATGTCCAAGTAATCGCAAGTTTCGCCAAGCGGAATGGCAACCCGGCGTGCTTCTTTTGCCAAATCGGTGTTCATGATGTTCATTTGCGGTTCTCCCAAAAGTGTTTGCATGAGGTGATTTCGTCGTCGGTCAGGTCGTGGCGGGCGCATTGCTCCGCCACCCATTCCCGATGCGTCGCTGTCTTCACCACGACGGGCGAGTTATCCTCGCCGTGCGGGAGGCAGCAGGCCAGCGCGAGGCCTGCGGCGAGGATGCTGTATTCCAGGGCGCTCATGCTGCCTCTCCATACATACGGTCTTCGTAGCGACTGATGGCGATTTCCGCCTTCCCGTCCATCCATTCCTTATAGATGTCGCGGTAGGGGTTGTAGGCATCTACCATTTCTTCCAATATCCCCGCCCAATCGTCTTCGAAGTAGTCCGCGAAGTCTTCGCGGGTCAGTTCTTTTCCATCCTCATTTGCGAGGATGACAACGCTGCCATCGGCTCTGATGTAGGTCAGCGGGCTTTCTACGTCCGTGTATTCCGCCGGCTCCTCAAGGGTAGCGTGGCGCAACAGGCGTTGCCCGTAGTAGCGGCAAACGACAAGGCTGCCGTCGTCTTTCGCCTGCCAACCAAAGGTGTCGTCCAGCCCGGCGGCGAGGGTTTTGAGGTTCAAGGTTGTCATTTGTGGCTCCATCGTGTTCGTTTCGATGGGGGTATTTAACTACTTTAGGTAGGTTTGTGCAATACTCAAAGTGGTTTATTTTACTACTTTACTAATCTATAAAGTGTTTTTACAGGCATGGGAGCCAAAAAAAACCGCCTCATGGGCGGCGGCAAATCATCATCAAATCTTGCAAACCTGCGCGGTTGCGGGTTTGGTGCGGGGGTTACGGGATGCGGGGCTGGGGTAGTGATCAAATCTCAGGCAAGAAAAAACCCCGCACGGGACGGGGTTGGATGGATATTGCGCTTAACGATAACCAATCGTGGCTATGGCGCGCATCAGGTATTGCCACATGAACCAGACGAGCAACAGGATTGCCACCCATGCGGCAAGTGTTAGCGGCCAGTTGGTGATGTTCTGATTGCCGCAGTTTCGGCATTCATAGTAATAATGTTTCAAGCGTCGCCCTCAGTCTGGGCAACGCTTATGGTTGAACGTGAACACAATCACCTCACTTTGCGACAATGTCCGCGCACAGCATGACCTTTCCGCGTATGCGGCGACACCCAGGTCTGACCTGGCGGACATATGCCACCGCTGGAGTAATTACTGTATGAGCTACTATTCTTTGGGCTGCGATAAGTTACAGGCGCGCTATATGTGGGGGCTTTATAAGTGCTGGTCGCTGGTGGTTTGGTGATGGTTTTGCCTTTCAACAACTCTACAATCCGGGTCCTTTTAACATCATCTCCCGTCCGGTGTTCGCCATAATACACCCTTGAAAATTCTGGAATCCAGCTATTTTCGAATTTCATCCCCGCAACGGTTTCCGTAGTTATTAGGCTTTTTAGATCGGATATACCTAAGACTTGCGATAAAGAAAGTACAGCGTCCTCTTTACATACAGACAATCCCACTTCTTTTGTGTAATCATTGTTCCCAGAGTTTCTGGGTATAACCGATAGGTTTATGCAAGGTATATTCAAATGAACAAACGTTCTATAAACACCTTCCATAATTGCCCTTTCAATTTCATATTTCTCTATATTTGGATTAACCTCGGGGAACAATATCAATTTTGGGGGAAATTCATCCTTTACATCGAATGCGAAGTTATTTAACTGCTCAAAAAGCGTTCTAAGATTCCTTGCTGCACTAAGGTTCGCAGCCACATCTTCAACTTTTATATCGTCGCTTGCTTTTGGCTTTATTCCTTGAGCTTCTTCGCATTGAGCGCGCAACGTAAAAGTTTTCATCAGGCGGCAATCAGCGTCTTCCATAGAAATTAATTTTGTTTCGCCATATGCAACGGCAGGTAGCAACAACAAAAGCCATTTTTTCATTACACTCACCCTAATATTTTAGTTTAATACTGACCAAGTGAATACCCGCCCGATGATGACTATATCTTCAATAGATACAAATTCATCTTTATATTCCATGCTGTTATAGCTACTGATTCTCACCTGTCCACCGGGTAGGCGATATAGAATTTTGACGCGGAATAAATCATCGTGGCGAAAAGCATAAATCTGTCCGTCCTTGATTCGTGTGTCATCAAAATTCACACCTATCATCGCGCCTGGTGGTAATACTGGCTCCATGCTGTCGCCTTCTACGGTAAAACACATGGCTCGGTCGGGATTGACACCAAGGCGGTGTAGAGTGGCTTTGGCAAAGGGCAGTTTGAAATCGTTGTAATCCTCCATTTCTACACTGCCATCACCGCCCCTGAAAACCACTTCCTTTTTGAATCGAATATAGCTGAACTCATCCTGGTCTAGCGGGTCTTTACTACTCCATGTGCGATAACGTCCGGGGCTACCGATGTTGCTCTCCGGTTTGTGCAACGGGGTTGGCACGTCGCCATAGCCCGTACTCTGGGCAATGGGAGTAACGAGGGCGGGAATGTTCTCCTCTGCTACCGGCTGCGGCGCGGCGTCCGGGGTGCCGAACTCCAACTGGATGCGAGTAACGCCCAATGCCTGCGCCAGTTCGTCCATGAAGCGCGGGCGCAAGGTCAGCCCGTTTTCGATTTTGTAAATCGTAGCCTGTCCTTTCCCCAGCTTTTCTGCCAGCTCTGCCTGTGTCATTCCTGCACGTTCCCTCAGCATCCTGACGTTTTCAGCAAGGCTCATCTGCGCACCTTTTGGTTTATTACAAATAAGCAACAAAATACCACCAAAAGTGTTCCTACACAAGCTACTTTAACGTTTCCAATCTCTACTTTAGGTAGTATAATCCCACCACTTTAACGACAGGGACACTACTTATATGAATCCAAGTGTGAATATTGTGAAGGTGGCGATGGCTGCCTCTGGTGCGCGGACTCAAATTGAGTTCGGGCAAATGCTTGGTAAAAGCAAGGCTGCCGTGGGCAAGTACGTTCAACAAGGGCGGTTTCCGCTTTCCGTTGTTCTTCAGGTTGAGGAATTGTCGGGGATTCGTCGCGACAGGCTTGCGCCTGAATTTTTTAAAGGTTACGTCTTGGCTGAACCGCGCGCTGATTTACTGGGCGGGCAAAACGCACATCGCCGCAATGCCGAAGCGGAGGCCTGACCGTGGGCGCGAATCAAGAAGAAAGCAGGCTGCTGCTGCGCCTGCCGGGCGCGCTCAAGGAACAGTTGAAGGCGCAGGCGGAGCGAAACCGCCGCTCGCTCAACAGCGAGATTGTCGTGATGTTGTCGCAATCCCTTTGTGAACAGGGGTCAATTTTTGAAAACGGAGAAAAGAAATGAATTTACTGGAATCTGTAGATGCCCGCGATTTCGCGGAAATGGGAAGCAAGAACAACGGTAAAGAGGTAGTTGCCGCCTTGAATATTATCAAGGCAGCGCATCGGGAAGGGCTGAATTTGGGCGCGCTTATCCGCAATCTTTCGACACTTGGAACAGGTAACGGGGCGCCTTTTGGGGTTTATCCGTTCAAGGATTGATTGTGCTGCCGTTCCAAATCCTGAATCAGGTTGAACATGCCTTTTACAGCCTGAACGTACTCGTCCTGCTCGTAAGTAACCGTGCTTGGCAGTTCCCTTCTGGTAAAGGCGAGGTAATGCATTTCGTCGGTGGCAGTCTTGCTGATTCTGAATTCTGCCATGGCAACTGCCAGCTTCATTTTTTCTTCAAAGGTCATGCTGTGCTTCCTTGGTTTGTGGATGGTATCAGCATGATAGCAGAAAAGGAGTTTTGACCGTGTCCGTAAGTAGATGTCCAGCGTGCGGCGGGCGGCTGATGTACCGCACGCGAATCACCATTGACCCGTACGGCCTCAGGTCGGCTTGGGTCTGTCCTGCGTGCGAGCAACAAAAAACCGCCCCGAAGGGCGGTACGCAACAAACCGATGGAAATCGGTCTTAAACAACGAGGTAATTATGACTGAAAACGAAACGCTTGGCAACTTAGACACGCAATGCGCGCAAATCCGGGCACATTTGGAATCCGGCAAGTCCATCACGCAGGCGGAAGCGATTGAGGCGTGGGGATGCTACCGCTTGGGCGCGCGCATTTTCGATCTGCGCGCGGCAGGCATGGACATCATCACCGAGACCGGCACCGGGAAAAACCGCTACGGCAAGCCGGTCAAGTTTGCCGTGTACCGGCTGGCAGGTGTGGCATGAGGTACATCAGTCTTTGCAGCGGCGTTGAAGCTGCGTCATTGGCATGGGAGCCTTTGGGCTGGCAGCCGCTGATGTTCGCCGAAGTCGCCCCTTTTCCGGCGGCGGTGCTTGCGCACCATTGGCCGCACGTCCCGAACCGGGGAGATATTACACAGCATGGAGATTGGCCGGATGCAGCAGTTGAGCTTGTTGTTGGAGGTACGCCCTGCCAGGCGTTCAGCGTCGCCGGGAAACGCGGCGGGCTGTCTGACCCGCGAGGCCGCCTCATGCTGGCTTTCCTCGATGTGGTCGCCCGCTACCGTCCCCGCTGGGTCGTCTGGGAAAACGTCCCCGGTGTTTTGCACAGCGGGCGCGGATGGGATTTTTCCGCCTTCGTCGGGGGCTTGGTTGAGCGCGGGTATTGCTGCGCCTGGCGGGTGCTTGACGCTCAGTTTTTTGGAGTACCCCAACGCCGCCGACGTGTCTTCGTTGTCGGACATCTTGGAGACTGGGAGCGTGCCGCAGCGGTTCTTTTTGAGCGCGCGGGCGTGCGCGGGGATTCTACGGCGGGCGGGAGCGCGGC